GGGCGGGTATCAATGGGGACAATCCGGCAGGGTCTACCCCACCAAAGCACAGGCAGAGCGCCAGGGAAGGGCGGTCTATGCCTCCGGTTACCGTGGGGGTGGCATTATCCCGGTGGGACTCAAAAGGATGGCGGCAGAAAATCAGCGTAACTACCAGACAGGCGGTGAGGTTATCCCTGAACCCAGGAGATTTTCCTCCCCGATTGCCAGAGCCGCTTCCGAGCTCTCACAGCCTGAACCTTTTCTGACCCCCGCCAGGTTGGAATGGCTGGGGATGATGCTGGGACCACTTGCAGGTACAAAGGAAGCGCGTGGTGATATGTATGAATGGCCCGCAAAGGGAATGACGCGGGAAGAGATGTATGCCGGACCCCGCTATCCGTCCATGGAAGAGCATTTCAGGACGGGCCATCCCGTAATGGGAACCATGCAGGGCGCTTTTGCGGGGGCGGATGCGCTGGATTTCAGTCCATTTCTTCCCCTGGTAACCAGTGGTGTATTGCGTGGGGTTAGGGCGGCTAGACTGGCAGGAAAAGCCGGTGCCGGGATTGTCGATCTTATCAAGGATGCCAGATCGGTTCCCACCGAGGCTGGGGTTGCCGCCTTACGGGGAGGGGATCGGGAGGCCATAGCAGCCGCCCGTCAGGCGGAGGCAGAAACCAGCAAAACCAGGAGGCTGGGCACTACCGGCCAGTATGTCGGGGCACCCAGGGGGGTGGATTCCCCCCAGGCTTTGGGCAAGTTACGCAGTGATTACCTTGGGCAGGTTAAGGAAGGGCTGGCCGGTAAGGACTGGTATATGGATTCCAGCCGCTGGGCGAGGGGCGCGTCCGGTACAGATGATGAGGCACAGAAGCTGGCGGATATATTGGCCGTGACTTCCGCCAATACACCTGTAGGGTCCAACCTTGGGTTTACGGTGAGGGGACTGGAGCAGGCGGCAGTCGGTGCGCCCATACAAACGGGCAGGTTTCCATCAACCCAGGCCAGACCGATTCTAGAAATACTCAGGACCGCAGGAACAACTATGGGTCCAAAGAGAACCCCGTTTGCCGATAACCTGGGCATCGCGTGGAATAAGAACATAGCCAGCAATCCCGTGCATGATATCTGGCAGGGCAGGGCGATGGGTTATGAAAGTTATTCCTCCAAGCTCTACCCGACAAGAAAAAAGGCGCTGGCCGCAGTCACCAACAAGAAGGGTGAGCGCACCGGCAGGGTGATTAAGGAGGGGGATGGTTACCGCACGGCGAAGCCGTGGGAGGCTGGTTTTTCAGAAGCCCAACACGCCTTTATGGACCGTGAAATGGCGACCATTGTCAAAATGCTGAATGAAGGCAAGGTGGGCGGTAAAACCAACTGGACCCCGGCTGAAGCACAGGCCGCTGCGTGGACGGGTACACAGATCCGCGCCGGGGTGCTCTCGGCAGAGGACGCGGCAAAACATTACGGGTCGTTTGCCGAGAAGTATGTGGCATCTGCGACCCACGAGGCGGCTCCGGGCAGGGGAACCGGGCACCTGGAGGGGTTCCTGGAACTGCCGAAGGCCCGGCGTGAAGCCTTTGCCGCAGACCCGCGTTCATCATGGATTGATGAGACTGGGCGCGATGCGCTGTATGGTGCAACCGGGATTCCCGTTGAGGCAAGCATACCGAATGTCGGCTCGTTCAGGCCGCTGCTCGGCGGTGGCCTGGAAACCAATCCGGGCGTTGTGGCGAGGCCACTGGTGCAGACACGGGAAATCAGAAGATATGAAGTTCTGGTAAACGGGAAGCCAACGGAAGTCTATGCGGTGGGTTCTGGAAAGATAAAAGACAAGAAACTCTTTCTCACCAGCGGGAAGACCCCGACTTCAGATGGCCCGGTGGTGATCCCGGATGAGGGGACAACATTCAAGATTGTTGCATCTAAAACGGGGGAGCTCACGCCGGAAGGAAGAACTGTTCTGGAAACAATAGAATCCCCTAGAGCTTTCTTTGATGTGCAGAACGCGGGAGCGGCGCATCGGGTTATCCCGGACAGTCAAAATGTTGCTGGTAGGCGCACGAGTTTAGATATTCCTCTGGACAGGAAACTGACAGAGAAAGAGATAGTGGCCCTTGATGAGATTGCCGGACGCAACGGGATGTTCGTGGTGGATTCCGGTAAGGGAGTACGGTTGATCAATGACCCGTTCAGCGAGGTCGGCAACGCACGGAAGGCGGGAAATATTAACCTGAATAAAGAGCGGAAGGGCAAAGACGGCATATACGAGCAGGTCATCAATGCGATTGATGAACCAGCAGGCTCCGTCAGGGTGGTCCCAGCGCAGATTGATACGGTTTATGAGGATTATGAGTCCCTGTGGCGGCAGGGGATCGGGTCGGGTGCTGCCACGACCAGGATGCTTGATGATGTAGACCGAGTTCCTGTTATACGGGACGCAATAGAACCCATATTGCAACGAAAGACAGCAATGAACATAGCCAGAGATGAGGCTATGGCGAAATCTTCGGGCCTCACTGTACGTTCAGATGTACAGGAGGCCGGAAGGATTTTTATAGCCAAGGGCTTTGCGGGATTACGGGAGGCGCTCAATAATGGCGCTATTCTTCCTGCGGTTGCGGCGGCTGTTGTGGCTCCTGCCGTTTTATTCTCTCAGAACGGGAATCAACAGATGTGAAGCCAACAACCCCACTCATTTGCCTGAGGTGCTCGATTTCCTGCGCCGCTGTCGGCCTACCGACCGGCTTCAGGTACCTAACCCCGCCTTCTGTTTTAGCGGGTACAAATCTTCTAACCATAACAAAACTCCTTTTAGCGTTAATGCAGCAAGTTGGAATAAATCGCAGAGTGAAGTATAGGCAGATGTACCGTATAACACAACAACAGTGTGACTCCGGGGAAGGAACAGGGTCCAAGTAGATGCTGGAAGGAATTATCCCGGTGGGACTCAAAAGGATGCAGGATGGTGGCAGACTGCAATCAGGTATAGCCAGGGTAGGTGCCCAGCTTCAGCAACCGGAAACCTCTGCGATTACGCCTGCCCGGTTGGCATGGTTTCTTTCACAACTTAGACCTACTGCGGGTTTGACCGATGTGGCTCAGATGGAGCCTGGATTACCTTCAGCGGAGGCTGGGCTGGGTGAGTTCATGTCGGCTGAACCGATGCCTGGTATGGCAACCAACATCAGTGAGGGCAGGTATCTGGATGCAGCACTTCAGGGGTTGGGGGCTGCCGGTGATGTGGCTTATGCTTCAGCACCCTTTACGGCGGGGGTTGGGATTCCTGTCGGGGCCACCCTGAAGGGTATCGGTGCATTGGGCAAAGGGATCAGGGCAGGAAAGGCTGCGAGAGCTTCCCGTGGCATCACGGCACTAGAACCTGTAGATAAAATGCGCGTCATTGCTGATTTTTCTGAAAACCATCCGACAGCCTTCAATCGTCTTTTTACTAGCGGGAGAAAGAAAATATCCAGATCAAAGTTTGAGTCTGGTGACCCGTCTGCGGTAGAAAGAGTTTATGCAAGAGTTAGTGGAAAACAAGAATCAATGCGGCTTTACAGAGAGGCTGAAGAAGCTGAACGGGTTGCCCGACAATCAAGAAAAATGCTTTTTATGCCAGATACCAGCCAAGTAGGGTCTGATTTAGAAAGATTAGGTTACAGACCTGACAGAAGGGTTGACCCAGACGGAGAAGTATTTTCAGGTACTTCACGGTCAACGAGGGGTGATACTACTTCTGTTTCAAATTATTATGTTCACCCTGATACGGGTAAAACAGTCAGGATTTCTGACCATTCCCCCGTATATCCTCGGTCAAACAGGGATGTGATGGTTCATCCGGGTTCTTTTGAGTCTTATGATGACCTTGTAACATCTTTGGAAAGAGCGTCCAGAAGTGGACCGGAAACAGCTAGGATACCTGCTTTATCTGCTAGAGAAATAGTTGCGGAAGCGGAAAGTAAGGGTGTCAAACTTGATATTTCTGAGAATAAAGGTGTGTTGAATTTGAGCCGTATTGTGGTTCCAGAAAAAAACCAAGGGGTGGGGACGGCAATTATGAAAGATATTGCAGATTATGCAGATCGAACAGGGCAAACAATAACCTTAACGCCATCAAAAGGCTTTGGGGGATCATCAGTTTCAAGGCTCAAAGATTTTTATAGGCGTTTTGGTTTTGTGGAGAATAAAGGGAAAAACAAAAATTTTGAATATAGGGATACCATGTATAGAAGCCCAGATGTGAGAGCAAAATAGATGCTGGAAGGAATCAATCCCAAAACACTGAGCCAGGTACAGAACCTGCCCGTTGAAGACAGGAAGGAAGTGCTCGGCCTGGTGAAGAATCTGGAGGTAGCCAATAAGATGGCATCTGCCAGAAACAGTTTCATGGGTTTTGTGGAACATATCTGGCCTGCCTTTATCCGTGGCCGTCACCACCCCATCATGGCAGATGCCTTTGAGCGCGTGGCCCGTGGTGAGCTCAAGCGCCTGATCATCAATATGCCTCCCCGCCACACCAAGAGTGAGTTTGCCTCCTACCTCCTGCCTGCATGGTTCCTCGGCCAGTACCCGGACAAGAAGGTGATCCAGACCGCGCACACGGCGGAGCTTTCCGTGGGCTTCGGCCGCAAGGTCAGGAACCTGGTGAACTCGGATGATTTCAAGGAAGTTTTCCCTGCCCTCGCGTTACGGGCCGATTCCAAGGCCGCAGGGCGCTGGAGTACCAACCAGGGCGGTGAATACTTCGCCATCGGTGTGGGCGGTGCGGTGACGGGTAAGGGTGCCGACCTGCTGGTTATCGATGACCCGCATTCCGAGCAGGACGGGCAGAGCCTGGACCCCTCGGTATTCGACAAGACCTATGAATGGTATACCTCTGGTCCACGGCAGCGTCTGCAACCGGGCGGGGCTATCGTTATCGTGATGTGCATGACGGGCGACACGCCGGTCCTTATGGCTGATGGCTTTGAGAAGTTACTGCAAGAGATACAAGTTGGCGATCAAGTTGCTACCTACAATGAAGGACAACTCACTACATCCACTGTAAAAAATCACAAGTCAAGTGGTTTAGATACGGTATATACAATACAAACACAATCTGGCAGAGTAGTACGCGCAAACAGGCGACATCCGTTTCTTGTTAAGCGTAACGGAGAGCCGGAATGGGTAAGGCTGAAAAATCTGAAACCGGGCGATTCACTTGTATCGCTGAAGGATGCTTTAGGTCAGCAAGAGCAAAGACAAAGCCCGGAAAATGCCAATCTTGCCAATCGAAGGAAAGTTACCACCGAAAAAACCCTGATGCACTGCATAGGCCAATCGGTTATCACGGAAAATGGAAAGGGAAAAAATGCGAGTGTGGCAAGAGGGTTCATAGCAAAGGCTTATGCGCTGGTTGCTATAGCAAAACTTTCCCGCCAAGAAAGCCAACGCCAAGGGAAAACAGGGAAAGGCGTATCAAAAACCGTTACGGGATCACACTGGAACAGTATGAATCAATGGTTATTGAGCGTGATAACCGATGTGATGTTTGCGGCCAGGAGCCTGATTCCTCAAACACCCGCGCCCATTGGAGAGGGAAACTCTGTGTCGATCATTGTCACGACACCGGGAAAGTCAGAGGATTACTATGCAATGACTGCAACCTTGCAGTTGGATACGGAAAAATACCAGAAACCCTTTACAGGGCGGCTGAATACTTACGGGTTCACAACGGACAAGATTAAATCTATTGTTGAAAGTGGTATCGAAGAAGTTTTTGATGTTGAAATAGACGGTACTGAAAACTTTATTGCAAACGGTTTAGTCAGCCATAATACTCGCTGGCACAAGCGCGACCTCACGGGCAAGATCGTCAAAGCCTCTGTCCAGAGGGACGGGGTGGATGAATGGGAAGTGATCGAGTTCCCGGCCATCATGCCTTCCGGGAACGCACTGTGGCCCGAGTTCTGGAGCCAGAAGGAACTCATCGCCCTGCGTGATGAACTGCCCTCCTCCAAGTGGTCGGCCCAGTACCAGCAAGACCCGACTTCGGAAGAAGGCGCTCTCGTAAAACGGGAATGGTGGAAACGGTGGGAGCCTGAAAAACCCCCGGCGTGTGATTTCATCATCCAGTCATGGGACACGGCTTTCCTCAAGACCCGCCGTGCGGATTATTCGGCCTGCACCACCTGGGGCGTGTTCTACCGTCCCGATGATGAGGGTCTGAAGCGCCCCAATATCATGCTGCTCGATGCTTACAAGAAACGCATGGAATTCCCTGAACTGAAGAAAACCGCTATGGAGTTCTACAACAACTGGGAACCCGATGCCTGCATCGTTGAGGCGAAAGCTGCCGGTGCGCCGCTGGTGTTTGAGCTCCGTGCCATGGGGATCCCGGTATCGGAGTACACCCCTTCCAGGGGTAACGACAAGGTGGCGAGGGTCAATGCAGTGGCGGACCTGTTCGCTTCAGGTGTAGTATGGTGTCCCGAAACCCGCTTTGCGGAAATGACAATAGAGGAATTTGCCTCGTTTCCGGTAGGGGAACACGATGACCTGGTGGACAGCAGCACACAGGCTTTGCTACGTTTCCGGCAGGGCGGCTTCCTGAGACTGAATACCGATGAAGAGGATGAACCGATGTACCGCAGGACAGCGGCCTACTACTGATAGGAGATAACGATGCCGAGTTATTACGACAGTACCAAAGAGAAGCCCGGAAAGGCTAAATTGAAATATCAGAAGGGTGGTGTTCTGGGGAAGGCTTATAAAGGTAACCCGAAGATTTTGAGTGAAGAAGAAAGGCGTGAGTTTCTGGATAGGCAGAAGGAAGCGCAACGCCGTAAATCGCCAATAGTGAGAGGGGAAGTTAAGGTTAGAAAATTGACGGATCAACCTTCTCAGGAAGGTGGATTAGGTAAAGCATTGAAAAAGGGTATCGGTAAGGGTATCAGTGCATTGGGCAAAATCCCAGGTAAAAAGCGCGCTGCATCCAAGACAGGTAAGGCATTAGGCCAGGTATCGGAGAAGGAATTTAGGCTACTTCAGAAACAGCGCGCTGCATCCAAGACGGGTGGCGGTGTTCTGGGGGGGGCATTGAAAAAGGGTATCGGTGCAGTGGGCAAAATCCCACGCAGAAAGGCGGCTAAGGCATTAGGCCAGGTATCGGAGAAGGAATTTAGGCTACTTCAGAAACAGCGCGATGCATCCAAGACGGGCAAGGCATTAGGGCAGATTTCTGAGAAAGAGCTTAAACTGTTAATGAAAGGCGGTATGGCTAAGGGCGGTAAAGTGAAGAAGATGAAGGGAGGCGGTACGGTTGCCCGTGGCAGCGGTGCGGCACGGCCACAAGCATTCCATAAGAACGGTTAACTGAATG